AAACTGCAACATACATTAGTCAATTAGTAGCAACTAATCCCGTTGCTTCTGATTCTGTATCAGTTGGCGACGATCATCTTAGGATGCTCAAAACTGTTTTAAAGACACAGTTTAGTGGTCTTTCAGGAACTACCGCCATTACTGCCACAGAAGCAGAGATGAATTATCTTGATATTGCTACGCTTGGTACGTCAGCAGATTCAAAGGTACTTACACAAGCCTCTGGTGTTGTTACTATTGTTGGTGATGTAAAGATTACAGGTACAACTCCACTCTTAACAATTGGTGATGCCGGAGCGGAAGATACAACTATTGTGTTTGACGGAAACGCCAAAGACTTTTATATAGCACTAGACGATAGCGCAGATAAGTTAGTTGTGGGCGAAGGTTCTACTGTTGGAACCAATAGTATCTTAACTATTACCGACGATACTGTGACTTTAGGTGATGGGGCCGCTGTGGATACATCTATTGTATTCGACGGAAATGCCAAGGACTTCTATGTAGCACTTGATGATTCGGCAGATAAACTTCTTATAGGAGAAGGTTCCACTGTTGGTACGAATCCAATCCTAAGTATTACAGATGACACTGTTACGTTGGGTGACGGAGCGGCAGTTGATACTGCTATAGTCTTTGACGGTAATGCCAAAGACTTTTACGTTGCCCTAGATGATTCTGCGGATAAGTTGTTAATTGGCGAAGGATCGACTGTAGGTACTAACCCTATTTTAAGTATTACGGATGATACCGTTACGTTAGGCGATGGTGCTGCGGTAGATACAGCAATTGTATTTGATGGTAATGCTAAGGATTTTCATATAGCCTTAGATGATAGTGCTGATAAACTAATTATTGGTGAAGGCTCTACTGTTGGAACAAATGAAATATTGAGCATCACTGATGATACGGTTACAATAGGTGATGGAGCAGCCGTCGATACTTATCTTAATTTTGACGGCAACGCTGCTGACTTCCGTATTGGTATTGATGATGGAACAGATAAGTTAGAGATAGGTGGCGGTGTAGCGCATGGAACTGCTGCTGGTATAGCAATGGATGTAAATGGCGATATGACGTTAGGCGGCGGTATTGCCTGTGTGGACGAAGTTATTGGTAGACCGCGATTCACCGACTACGCAGAAACAGTAAATGTGTTAGGCGATCTTGGCGGCGGTACTGACACTATTGATCTGGAGTCAGGAAATGTTGTTACTGCAACAGTATCGACAGCGACGCAGACTTTCACCTTTACCAATCCATCCGCTACCGGTAAAGCCTGTTCATTCACATTGCTTCTGACTAACGGCGGTTCACAGACGGTTAATTGGCCGAGTTCAGTAGATTGGGCTGGAGGTTCAGCACCATCATTAACATCAAGCGGAGTGGATGTTTTAACTTTTACAACAGTAGACGCAGGAACAATATGGTATGGGTTTGCTGCTGGTCTGGACATGGGTTGAGGAGATAGATTATGCCACTAGGAGCACACAAAGCCGCCATTATGGGAGTGGCTGGCACAACCGTTACCGGGGATGTAGTTCTGCTTTCTACTCAGACTGCTTCCAACTCTACAGAAATATCATTTACGTCTGGAATTACGTCAACTTACGGGGAGTATATTTTCAAGTTTTATAATATTAATCCAGCAACTGATAATGTGGATTTTACATTTCAGGCTAATGCTACTGACATAACTAGTTACGATACAGCTATGACTACTTCAGCTTTTTTGGCACATCATAATGAAGATAATAGTGCCGCTGCTATAACATATACCGCAAATGAAGACCAAGCGCAGGGAACATCTTATCAACCACTTGCTTATGAGATAGGAAATGGTGCAGATGAAAGTTGTGCTGGAACTTTACATTTATTTAATCCATCTAGTACAACTTATGCAAAACATTTCTATAGCCGTGTGAGTAATTATGGGCAAGAAGATAGAAGTAATGATATTTATATTGCCGGTTATTTCAACGACACCACAGCAATCGACGATATCCAATTCAAAATGACGTCAGGTAACTTTGATGGCAAAATTAAAATGTGGGGAGTAAAGTAATTATGGCAATGACACTGATAACAACTAATTCAGGCACGAACCAAACGGTATCTTCTTTTACTTCCAGTATAGACAGCACTTACAAACTCTATATCTTTTCATTCTATGACGTGAATCCGGCTACGGATTCGGCTGAATTTACTTTTCAGGCTAATGTCGCAGGCGCGTCTGATTACAACGAAGAAATTACGTCAGCAACGTTCTATATGTCACATAGTGAAGCAGATGGCGATGCTTCTTATCAATATACCCAAACACATGATCAAGCGGAAGGAACCGCTTTTCAGCCGATCAGTTGGGATCTAGGCAATGGTGCTGACGAAAGTTGCGCTGGAGAATTATGGTTATTCGATCCGTCCAATACGACTTACAAGACTCAGTTTATGGCGGAAGCCACAAACTATGAGGCTGGGAATCGGGTATATCACTCTCATACGGGTGGATATTTTGATAGTGCGGCGGCAATTGTGAATATTCAATTCAAGATGTCGTCAGGGAATATGGATTCGGTTATAAAAATGTACGGAGTAAGCTAATGATATTCACACAAATAGGAAGTACACTTACTTCAAGCAATGCTGCTACTTCTTCAATTACATCTGGTATAGACAGCACCTATGATGAATATATGATTCTTGGCACAGCAATAAATGTCGCTACAGACGAAGCAATCTTTAGGTTTCAATTTAATGCTTCTAGTCAGTCTGGTTACAATGAAACTATTACCTCTACATATTTTTCTAATAAACATGCAGAAGTAGATACCGATGAGGGGGTAGGTTATAACGACGGGTATGATCAGCATCAAGCAACGGCATTTCAGACGATCTTTAATGAGGCTGGTAGTGGAAGTTCAGAAAATGGCGTTATTGTGCTCAATATTTATTCACCTTCAAGTACAACGTATGTAACACATTTTATAGCAACAGGTATGCAACATAATGCGGCACGATACGCAGAACAGTCTTTTGTTGCTGGGTATATCAATACAACCGCCGCAATCACCGATGTTCAATTTAAAGCGAGTACCGGTAATCACGATGGTGTATTTCAATTATTTGGAATTTCTTAATTTAGGAGCAACAGATGGCTAGAACTAAAATGGTAGACGGTGTAAGTATGCCTTTAACACCGGAAGAAGAAACAGCGCGGGATGCAGAGGAAGCCCTATGGGAAGCGGGTACTTTTGATCGCAAAATTTTGAGATTAAGAGAAGACCGCACTCGACGACTGGCTTCTACAGACTGGTACGCCTTACAGGACGTAACCATGTCTGACGCTATGGAAGCGTATCGTCAGGACTTGCGCGATCTTCCGTCGGGATTATCCACCGCAGCAGAAGTAGAAGCCGTTAGCTGGCCGGTAAAGCCCTAACATGGCTTTAATCCCGATTGATCAAGTCGGGCAGATTGGGATTGTTAAGGATATAAACGCTTGGCAATTACCTAATAATGTCTGGACTGATGGCAATAATATAAGGGCAGAGCATGGGGCTATACAAAAGATCCCAGGCTATAAAGAGGTTATGGCCTCATGTCCAGTCGCGCCATATCATATTACAAATCTATTTGCTGGTTCGACATCTTACTGGATCATAGGTGGATTAGCTAAAATCTACGTCCATAATGGTTCAGTCTGGACTGATATAACTAGATCATCAGGGGACTATAACGCTACTGCCAGAGAGAACTGGACATCCACTATTTTAGGTGGGGTGCTGGTAATGGCTAATGGCTTTGATGATCCACAGTTCTGGGCATTGGGAAGTAATGGCTTACCGGCTATAACTACTAGGATGGCAGACCTGAGTAACTGGCCAGCCAATAAAGAATGTTATGCTATAAGAGCATTTAAGTCTTTTCTGATTGCTCTTAATGTGGTGGATTCATCTGGAACGCCTGATGTAGCATATCCTAGATTAGTCAAATGGTCGCATGAAGCAGCCACACAAGCTGTGCCATCGTCCTGGGATGAAACTTCGGCTACGGTCGATGCTGGAGAGTATGATTTAGCTGATTCAAAAGGGGCCATATTGGATGGTCTTCCTCTTGCAGACAAGTTTATGATCTATAAAGAGGACTCAATCTATACGATGTCGTATGTTGGTTCTCCATTTATCTTTGCATTTCGTCAATTATCGCCAACGATTGGCGCATTATCTAAGAACTGTGTAGCTGAATTTGGTGACAAGCATTTCATTTTTGGTAATGGCGATATCTATATTAACGATGGGATGAAAGTTCAGTCTATCTTGCCACATAAAATGAGAGATTATCTGTTTAGCAGTATGAATGGTGACGAAGTACGGAAGTCATTTGTTGCTGCTGACTATGGTGCCACTGAGATGTATGCTTGTTATGTATCTTCATCTAATGTAACTAATGTGCAGTGTGATAAAGCATTGGTATGGAATTGGGTAAATAATACTTTTACAGAGCGTGATCTTCCAGACTTAGGATTTATGGCATTTGGCATTGAGGGTGATCCACTTGCCTCTGCTTCCTGGTCTGCTGATACAACGACCTGGGCTAACAATACTAAGAAGTGGAGCGAGGCTGGTGCATCTTCTTTCTTCAATACGGCTGGTAAGTCCTTAGTTATGGTATCTCCTACTGACACTAAGTTGTATAGACACAATACTGGAAACACGGAAGATGGCACTAACATGACTTCCTATATTGAGAGAACAGGTTTAACTGTGGATGAGTCAGGGCAACCTAATCCATCAACAGTAAAGAAAATTCTATCTGTCTGGCCTAAGATGTCATCCTCAGATGCTAATACTGTGAACGTCTATGTAGGCGCACAGATGTCAACAGAAGAAAGTATTACATGGGAAGGCCCATATACTTTTAATCCTGACTCACAATCAAAGGTTCCTGTCAGGGTTACAGGAAAATATATCGGTGTGAAATTTGAATCCACCGGAGATCAAACATGGAGATTGGAC